TTTAGAGTCTCTTAATGCTCCAGCTTTCTCTTTATAATAAATCATTATTAGAGGAAAGTGGTTTTCTACCCATTTAGGGTGTTTAGGCTTAAAGTCAAAGTTATAATCTTCAAGGTTATCCCAACTTAATTTCTCTGGATAAATCTTATCCATTACATCAAATAGGTCTTCAAAGTATTGTAATAGTTTTGATAAATCTTTCAAAGCTCTATTTTTAATAGTTCTTTTGTAAATTCATTATAATCACAACATGTAAACTTTGTTCTTTGAGCATAATCTTTAGCAAAATCAAGACCTTCTTGTGTTTTTATATTGTTTTTAATATGATTTATGCCATCTTCAATAGGTCTAATACCATAAGCTGTATTTACGGTCCACGTAATATTTGATTCTTTTTCCATAATATAAATTTAAGTTAAATAACAAAGAGCACCGAAGTGCTCTAAGTTAAACAATAGTCTGTAGTCGTTTAGAGTCTTTCATCTTTCGAGGACTGCTCACCCCTATTGTTATATACTGCCCATTTCAAGGAAACTATCAATCTTATCAGGATTAGCTATAAAATGATTTTGATACATTTCTAAGCCTAACTGATATTTCTTTTGTCCTTCATCTTTAGTATCAGAAGACATTTCTGCTAAACATACTGTATATGGATATGTTTTCTCTTGTACTAAAAACCAAAAGGATTGCACTCCTGTAATATCAGAGTAAAATGCTGCTTGTCTGTCATAATTATAATTTCTAACAGCCTTTTGAAAGTTAAACAATGTAGCAGGATCCTTTGAAGTTTTATAATCAAGAATGAAGTTAGATGGATTGATAGCATCTACTTTACATTTACATTTAATACCATTAATATCCTTAGCATAAATGATTTCACGTTTATTTGCCGATTCAACAAGTTCTCTTACTTGTTTATATCCTAATGCTTTATCTATCATATCTTGAATAATTTGCATGTCATTTGATGAAAGTATTTGCCTATGGCTATTTTCAGCTTCAATCTCTGCTAACCATTCTTTATAGATTTTAGTAGCTCTTGGTACTTTACCACCTATTTCTTCACATTTTTCAGTATCATCTACAGAATAAAATCTTCCATCAAATGCTTCAGGCTCTAATAGTAAGCAATGTGCTGCTCTACCAAATATAAATGCATCTGTTTCTTTTTGCCCTCTTATATAATAGGCTTTTAAAGTTTGCGGTCCACCCTTAAGCAATTGTCCTAAATGTGAATTGGTTACAAACGATTTATCATTATAATACCAATGATCATCTTTATCAAGAATATTAGCACTATTTTTATCATATTGCTTCATATCTTTCATAAAGTCTTCTGCTTCATTACTTGGAACTAATTGATTCATGTTTATTTTTTAAATGATTATTAACTAATTCTTTTATTTTATCATATGAGAAACCAAATGTATCAGCAATACTTCTAATATGAACATCCCTATGTATTAGATTTGGAATACAAGAAATACTTAATGCTGAGTTGTTTAGAATTTCATCTAATAATGGTGTATTATTTTCTATTTTTGATGAAACCATTCCTTGAATAAATTTATTTTTTGGCTTCATAAATGGCTTCTTTTTTTTAGGTTCTATTGCTTCCCATTCGGGTTTGCCGAATAGTTTCCAGTCAAATCCTTTATTTAATGCATCTGTTACAAACTTAACAAGGTCCAACTTATTATCAGGTGAACTATACTTGAAAGTAACGAGCATCTTTTTTATAGTAAAAGGGTCTTCATTAAATAGGATTACTCCCATTACATTATTATCGTCTTTCCAATAACTACTATTCTTGTAACGATTGAGTAAATTCTCGTAAAGTTCTGACATTTTTATAATTAAGTTTTCGTGGTGTGAATGTTTTGTCTGTCATTAAGAAACGGTCTGGTGTGAATGTTTTATTAAATAAGCCTGGTAGTTTAACCATATTTATATAGACACTATAGATTTCATAGACAAACTTGATATTATTAACTGCCAATCTTGACATATTGTTTCTATCAAAATCAGCCTTAGTTTCGACAATAGATACTAATTCCGGTAGCTCACAGATAAAAGGAGTGTCAATCTTTCCCTTAGTAGCATTTAAGACTGAAACAAATGTTCCAATAGCTTTATCTTCCCAATAAATGATAAAATCAGGAGTATATTCACTTGGAGCAAGTATTGTCTGTTCTAAGGCTTTATCTGCTACTTTTTTCATTGGTTTGGTATATTGATGCGCTAATCCTTTTGTAAGAGAATATGATGTTTCATTACGCTCCCAATGATTAATATACTTACTTGCTTTTAATTGGTCTAAATACCAAGAGAAATACAATTCCTCTTTACTGTCAAATTTATTCATCTTCTTTTACAATTATTACAGTACCTACTTCACATTTAGGACAATAGTTATTATCTGGGTCACTTAGGTTTTCATCTCCTACAGAGCCACATTTTTTTCCACTGTTTAGCTCAACCCATTCTTTTACTTGAACTCCTGGGGAGTCACAATCTTTACATACATAAATCATACTTCTTCAGTTTTAGGTTCTTCAATAACATTCCAGCTGTAAATATCATAAATGCCATATTTCTTTTCTAATGCAGCCTTAATTTGTGCTTTAGTCCATGCTGCAGGAACTTGCAAGATAACTTTCTTAAAATTATCCCAATTCATTGTTACTTCTACTTTTTTTACTTCACTCATAATATAGATTTAAAATTACAAAGAGCCACGAAGAGCCCTTTGTCTTTCATAGGTTTTCTTTTATTGTTAGTTCGTTAATCTTTGTTTAAATAATAACTAAATATTAATAGTAATTCCATATTAGTAGGTTGCTCACTGTTCCATATAAATTTAATACATACCCAAACAAATAATAAAATGGATAAAATAAAATGTATGCTTCTTTTTGCTTTCATAATTTATTAATTTATATTTTTTTTAATTTTTCTTTTGGGTTTGTTGTTGCGTAAATAATCAAAACTCTACCTTGTGAAGATTCAATAATTTTAACAATAGAAAATATTTCATTCGTTCTATGTAAATAGTTTAAGGTTTGTTTAATATCTCCTATTTTTATAAGGGTAGTTTCGTAAATTGTTACCCAATCTGTTATCTCTGTTTCACTCATAGCTTTATTGTTGGTCATTTTCATACGCTTCATTATTTGCTTCTTCGGGAGTCATTCCATTTTCATAATAATCTTTATAATGCCACATTTCAACATAAGCTATATTTTCATCTGTTATTTCTGAATCTATTTCGTAGAGTAGTCTTTTACATTCTTTTTTCCAATCTTCAAAATTTTCTTTGCTCATAGCTTTAAATTTTTAGAATACCCTTTGTTTTCCTTAAACATTAGGGTTGTGTAATTATCTCTCCAACTCGTTTTAATGTTTGAAAAGTATATTTTCTTTCTCTTTTTTCTGCTCCTTATTTTAGTCATAGCTTTATTGTTTATTGGTTAAAAGCCCATACTCCGAGCATTATTAATATTTGTAAATAAAATATTATTCCCAATGTTATAAAGGGGTTTTCTGTTATCCATTTTATCATAATCTCTTTTTGTTATCACCTACTTAGGTGGGTTAAACTCTCTGTAATATGCTTGGATGTTTTTCTTTTAAATGTATTATAGATTCACCTTTATAATATTTATGAAAAATTCTTCTTGCCTCTCCCTCTGTTTTACATTGTATAATTGAACCGTGAAAAGTTCCTGTTACTGCATATACTTTCATATCATTTGGTTTTATTAAACAGAGAGCCATAAAGGACTCTCTATTCATTTAATCTTGATGTAGCTTTAATATTTCATCTAAATCATTGATTTCTTGAGTTTTATTATGCTTATCTCCATACATATTATTGTAATCTTCAAGCATTGTTATAGCCTTATTTAAAGTGCTTAATAATACTTGTGGATTTTCACGCACTTGAACTCTTTTTTCAAGTTCTTTGATGTAATCAAACAATCTATCAGTATCATAAACTTTAATAAATATCCTTGTAAAACCATCATCATCATAAAGTACGTTTACTCCATTGTCTGGGCTTAATACAAGGTTTTCATCAAATGCTGCTTCATCAATAAATTTATAAATTTCATCTTGTATTGGCTCGTAATTACCAGATACAGATATTTTTAGCTCAATAAGACCTACAGTATAGTCTTCTTTGGCTTTTTTTAGTAATGCTCTTATTCCATTTTCAAGTTCTGCTTTCATGTTTTAAATTCCATTTTGAATAGTTCCTCCCGATAAAAGTTCTGCATGTAGCCATTTAAGTTCAATGCTTATTTGAATATGTACTTTTTCAGCAGCTTCCATAAATCTTCTTAACTTATACAATTCGGGATGTCTTGTATTAGCTGTATTGGTAGCCGAGCTGATACTCGCCCCATTCATCTTTTCTGAATAAATGGTAGCTTCAAATGCTTTATGTTTTTCTGCTCTAAATTCCTCTAAATCGAATAAAGAGCATGATAGATTCCGACCCATATCTAATAACCCTTGTGGATCATGTTCAGATGATACGTGGTAATCTTCAATGATTTCCGTAATTTTATCTAATAGTTCCTGCATAATGTTTTTAATTAAACAAGGAGCCACAAAGGACTCCTTGAATATTTTTAAAATGGCAAATCATCAACAACTGGTGGGTCTTCTGAAACAATAGGGGTATTATCTCCACCTTGAGGGTTATCTCTCTCCCATTTAGCCATATCAGCATTAAACTTAGCAAGACTTTTTGCATTTAATGGAGTGTATAAATAAGACTGATTTCCTTTAATAGTATCATCTGTTTTTGTACAAAATGAATATTCAATTTTAGTCTTAATAATAGGCTTGTTATTTAGATTTCCATCTACACCACCATATTCAACTTTTTTGAATAAAGCCTTTACAGTTAAGCCAATAGCTGATTTAATCACTTGTTCACCTTTTAAGGTAAAATCTGCCCCAGCATTCTCCAATAATTCTTTTAGCTTTTTCATTTTAAAACCTGCTACATCTGGCTTATCATCGGGCTTTACTCTAAAGAAACGAGAAGTATTAATAGCTTTATCTTCGTTGGTAGTTTCAAATGTAAACTCTACATAAGGAACTCCTTTATAATCAGATGCAGACATAGAATATGCTTTAATTGTAACTATTTCTACACACGCTTCTTGAATATATTTGCCTGATGTTTCAACATTTTCAATGGCATTCATTTCATCTTCAAAACTCATAATTTTAATTTTAAATTAGTAATATATTTATTATTGGTAATATTCTTCGGCTAATTTAATAACCTCTTGCAAGTCGTTAGACATTTGTAAGGGAAGCATTTCCATAGGAGACTTAACTCCCGTATGTTCATACCCTTTTTGCTTATTGGTAATAAATCGATATTCAGCTTCTCCTTTTTCATTTGTAATCATATCAGTATATAATACAATAACAAACTCTTTTTCAACTTGCTTTTTTAATGCTCCTTGAACATAAACAAACCTTTCCTCTACCCCATTAACACCCTCAAATACTCCGTCAATTCCTAAGAATATAACAACCTTATTAGTTCCTTTGGATAAATGAAGAATGCGTTTTATCTCTTTTTGATAATCGCCCCACATGTCGTATCCCGAATAGCTTCTACTTGATTCAATAAGCTGTTGTTCTATCATTGATGTAAACGATTCAATAACAATAGTCGTTGCTTCTTCTGATTTTAATGCTTTTTGAAAGGTATGTTCAAATGCTTTCATATCTGCGATAGGAACATTTAATTTAAACTTTTGGCCACCTCTAAATGGCAATGCCTTTTGCTCGGTATTCAAGATAATCGTTGTTTCCGGGTTTAAATTTCTTAAAGATGTGGATTTGCCTGAGCCTGATGGCCCAACTACAAAAATGTTTGGTTTCATAAATTAATTTTTACTGATTAGAAATTGGGTTCCGTTTGACGTTACTTGGTCAATTATGTTTTGATGAAATTCAGTCACACTTTTACCCTTAAATTGCCTTATTCTCTTTTCTTTTAGTAGGACTTGGTCGAAGCCCTGCTTAACATGTAAATCTGTGTCAATTGTATCTATAGTGTTCATAATACTTTTAACAAAAAGTATAAAATCTCCCATAGATTTGCCTCCAAATTTACCTTGCGGTATTACTATTAGTCTTTTCTCAAGTCCTTTCATAATGTAGTAAATGTACAAAAAATACACAACAAAAACTACTATTTTTTAGTCTTTTTAACATAGGTGTATTTTTGGTCTTTACGTTTTCTTAAATTTATATCCTTACCCTCCTTGTCTATTCTTTTTTTATAGGGTTTGAATAATTTGATTACAAAAAAACCTTGTATATTGATTTCTTCATTTTTTTGCATTAAACTTCTTAACCCAAAATAGAACTTTCTAATTATTAGATGAACTATTCTGGGGTCTAAATTTAACTTTTCAGATATTTCTGCAACAACACGACTATGTTTCCATTTTTTCTTTGCCATATTAAAATTCTTCTGATTGTGGTAAAGAGTCGATTTGTGTCAGTTTAAGCATTTTCATTTCTTCAAAACTATTATTAATAAACTTAGTCATGCTTGATTGAAATGCTACCTCAACTTTTCCAATACCTGTTGAACGACCTTTAGCAAATATTAATTCAGTATATTCAACTTCAGGGAGAGGTTGATCTAACTGAAAATATGCTGGTCGATGAACAAATATCACCATATCTGCATCTTGTTCTATAGCCCCTGACTCTCTTAAATCTCCAAGTGTTGGTCTTTTATTAGACCTTGCGTGTATTGCTCGGTTAATTTGAGATAGTGCTATTATAGGGATTCTAAGTTCTGATGCTAATTCTTTGAATGTTCGAGATATGTTGGCTACTTCTTGTTCTCTGTTTCCCTGCTTTCCCGTATCACAAGTAATCAACTGTAAATAATCAATGATTACAAGTTTACATTGGTGTCTTATAACGCTTTTACGTATTTTATTAGCGATATGAGATAACTTTCTTGCTCTATCATCTACCCAAAACTTTTTCTTCTCAAATGCTCCAATTGTTCTATTAAGAGCTTTCATATTTGCTTCAGATAGTAATCTTGTCCTTAATGTGCTTAATGGTATGTTTGATTCTACAGCGTACATTCTATTTAAAAGTTGGGTAGTACCCATTTCTAAACTAAAATATGCTGCAGGAACATCATTAATGATTTGATTTTTAAAGATTTCAAGAGCTAATGCAGTTTTACCCATTGATGGTGCGGCTGCAATAATAATTAATTCAGATGGCTCAAGACAATAAATAAATTCATCTACTTTATTTAAATGGGTTTTAACCATTAATGTATTATCTTTCTTAGGCTCTAAACTTGCATAAACATCTTTGTTAGCTTGATTAATATCAAATTCTTCAATATCTCCCATTTCCTGAATGTCAACTATCTTTGTGCTTATTTGATTGATAACCTCAACTGGGTCCACCATATTATTGCATCCATCTAATATTTCAGCTGATAGAGTAACTAATTCTCTACGTTTTGCATATCCATTGAGAATTTCAACATGGTTTAATAAATGAGCATCAGAGTCAATTCTTTCACATATTCCATTAAGATGAACTATAATATCAAAACCATGCTTAGTATTAAGCATAATATCGTGATATTTCTTTTTAATTAGTTTATCAGTAACGGTAGCTATATCAATTTTAGATACTTCGGATAATTCCTTAATAACTAAATAGATATATCTATTTTCTGTGGATGAAAATTCTCTCACACTCAATTGGTCAGCAACTTTAAAATAAGATTCCGGATAGTTTACAAATGTAGCTAATACTATTTCTTCAATGTCAACATTAGATTGTCCAATGAAGTCACTTTTACTCATTAAATTGTATTGCATTGAATTATCCATAATTATATATATTTAATAACAAAGAGTAGCAAAGGGCTAATGCCCCCTACAACTCTCTGAATTTTTTTAATAAACTTTAATATTGTATTTAACTCGTATTTCATTAGGAGATAAATATCCAATTTCAGTTCCATCTTT